AATTCGGCATCAGACCATATCGAGCGCACCGTTGGCGGCTGATATGGCCTTATGGTCGAGCTTGTTGAAGTAAAATTGGGCAACCTACGGTTAGAAGATTTCCGACTTCGCCGACTTTTACTCATTTGCTCTTCCCCTTTTGTCGCGCTGCGACGGTGTCAGTTAGCACAGTACACATCAAGTAGTGTACATTTTAGTCCTCATCGGACTCGTCGTTTTGCGACTCTTTTTTAGGCGGCTTAGCCGCCTTTTTTTTAGCTTTTTGAATATGAAGGTCAGCCTCACGCTTGAGTTGAGTTCTGACCTCGCGCTTACTAAGTTCGCGCTCTTCTTGTAACATAACATGCTCGGCGGCAGTCATGGCGTGGCCAGTGGCGGGGTTTTTAATTTCCACGCCGTTCTCGTCGTGCATAATTTGGTAAGGAGTTAAGCCCTCAGATGGGTCTAGATCGAACGAAGCGTCGCCGTCCGCCGCGTCAAGGGCCTTAAGGGCCTCATGGGTGCGGATAGCACGCAAAATGCGCTGATGAGCCGATAATGGCTTTTTAAACGCCACCTTTGAAATCAGTGGCGTAGGATCGTTTTCTTCTTTATCTTTGAAAACGACATCTTTTAGACGATTAAAGTAGCCTCTCATAAAATACCTCTTTTCGGGATTCTTCGCATAACGCGAAGCATTTTTATATCGTGCATAGCCTTAATACGGAGCTGATTAATTTCAGAGCCGTAAGAGAAAATTCGATCAGTAGGTTCGCAAGTAACGAAATCGCTATTTAGAGCTGCAGTATTGCCTACATCGCGGCCTTGATGCCAGTAATTTAAGATCGAGGTCCTGAATTCTCCGGCAACAGAATTGAGTGAAGATCGGTCACAATAATTTCGGTATTGATATCCGAAAGTACCAGTGGGATCAGTGTGGTTAGTATCAACTTCTTGATTTTCAATCGGCTCTTCGCCGATTTCATCAAGATCCGGATCGAAATAATCGTCGGCTACCGTTCGGAAAAACTCACGGTCAGTGCCGCCGACATAAAGAGACTTTGGAACAACAGAGAGAATTGTCATGATATAGCCATGACGTTTAACTTTATAACGAAATGAATGGCCGCGAGCTACTGCAATACCATGACCGCGCATTTCGCCTACTGGAGTGCCAACAGGCTCACCCATATCGTCATACTGCTGAGCTGTTTGGAGAACTTCTGAAATTTGTAAAGGCGAAGAAGATCGCGCAAGTAGAACAGGCTTTTGAAGCTCAATATCAGGAGCACGAACGCCAAATGTGGCGAGAGTATAATCAGGATAAGAGCCATCGGCTTGTTGTAAACGCTTTCTAAAACGATTAATAGCTACAGCCTCTTCAAGTTCGCGAATTGTGCCGGCAATTTCTGTGCCGTCAATATTCGCATAAATTTGAGGAGTATTCGCCGCGCCAGGAACACCTGTCGCTTCAGCTTTCATAACAATATCGCCAGTGTTAGTGCCCCAGTTGTCAGAGAACGTAGTGCCGGTCGCCTTGTCGGTCTCCCATACGGTGCGGTCAGTACCGCTGGCTGATTGACCAGCTAAAGCACCAATACCAGTAACAGGCGCGGAGGCATCAGCCTGAGGAATCAATACATCATCGCCACGTTGTGGCTCAAGGCGTGCTGTTGTAAAACGATCGCGCTCCCAACAACGAAATTGAAGATCTAAAGATGTAGTGGTGTCTGGACCATTGGCTTTAGATACAGTAGGCGGTGTTTGAAGATCGAGATCCATGTAGTGCCATTTGTAGATCTCTTGATAACAGCGCGCAGGGAGAACATTGAAGTCCTGACTAGATACACCGGTTTTATAAACACCAAGGTAATCTAAAACACTGTTTAAACCGCTGGGACCTATAAGAGTTCTTTTTGGAATAGTGTTAGTATTGGTTCCGTCTTGACCACGGGAGAAGAAAGCTTGGGCGTTGTCCCAGACATTGTCTGCGGCAACGTAGAAGCTTTCACACTTAATAAGAACTTTTGACATAATAGGCGAGAGCATTGGGGATACACGAATGAAATGTGTGGTTCGCTGTTGAACTATGTCTCCAGGGTAAACCATACGAAAATGGGTCGGCATTAACCAACCCATATTTCCAGAGAGTAACTTTTCTTCAGAGAGGTCGTGCAGGTGAAGTTTTTTGCGCATTAAAGTGCTCCAGTAAGATTAAATTTTTTGAATTTAGCTTCTATATTAGTAATGGCATCCGAATTTTCCTGAATCAAGAAATTCTTTTTTTGATGTTCAGATTTTAGGAAACACCGCGCCGTCGGCGAATCTTTCTCAGCCTCGACATACGTCTCATACAATGTGCGCATCTCTTTTTTCCACGCATTTAGTGCCCTTTCTGGTGCTTTGTGGGGATCGGTCCAACCGAGGGTCTTTCGCATAACGCTTTTAAGATACCGTCCCGTGGGTTGTGTGCGACTATCTGTTCGCAATAGAGATGGAACGTCATCGGAATTTCCAAAAAACGCCTCAGAAAAGTTTGACACTTCTTGCAAACTTTCGGCGAGTTTAATCGCTGCACCAGCTCCAATACCGGGATTTTTAGACATTCTTGGAAACTCAGGTGGTCGACCTTTGAGGAGAGGTTTTGTGAATTCATTTTCTTGGGTCCATCCTTTAGTTACGTAGCCGGCCACATACGATAGTGAATCTCTTGTAACGTCTCCGTTGTAAATGTAACCCGCTGACCAAGCATCGTGAGCAATTTGACAAGCTTGGCATTTGTAACCACGGCTGTCTGTACATCTGTCTCCAGTGCAAGTTGGGAACCCGAAGATAATAGCATGGTAGTGAGGGTGCCCAGATCTTTCTCCATACTCTCCAACTGCGAAATAGCGAATCGAATTGCTTGTGAAATTTCGGCGGAGCCTTTTGATGAAATTGGTAAGATGTTCCGGGACAAGATGGCCCTCCGGGTGAATAGGATTTTTGTGATGAGGATTTTTTAATTTAGGGTCGTAAGTCAAAGTTAAAAAAGAGGCGTCTCCGTGGAGACGCTGTTCTAATGTAAGTCTGTGAACCCACTCTCGTCGTTTTTTAATCCGGCAAGGCATACATTGGCCGCAACCGAAGGGTAAGTCGCCCACCATGTATGGGCGCTTACAACGACAAGAAATAGGGGTCATCCAAGACGCCTTTTAAAGCGAGTGCGAAAAATAGAATTACCGCCAAGTGAACGGCGTTTCTTAAAGCCTCTTCGGCGGGATTTTTTTCGTCGACGCATTTTTACCTCCGTGGTTGAAAACGTTTAGAATTTGATGAATCGCTACCTTTTGCTGGATAGTAAGCTTGGGATCCGTGATCCCATCTCCAACGAGAGTAGCCCTTAGGAAGGGCATCTTGAGGAGGTTTAGGACCGGCGCCGATATTAGGGGCGCCTAGGTGTTGAAGTGCCCAGAGAGTTTCTGGAATCATTTGATCTTCGATGCGGTTTTTAACATCTTGACTTGGAACGGGACGAAGCCCGCCGTCGTGAGTTTCGGCCCAGCCGACTGAAGGAATTGAACCACCTTCAGAATGGCGAGCTGAACGGGATTGTCCGGTTCGCTCTAAGGCAACATCTTTAACAACGGCGGTATTGCCTTGTCCGGGGACTATGTTGCCTCTTGGATGCGGGAATGGAGGATTTCCTGGAACGTTAATGGATGTGAGTGCAGGGTCTTTAAGATTATTTTCTAGCGTCATTCCCCGTAGGGTTTCCGCTTTTAGTTTAGCGTCCAGCTCCCGATCCGCTTTAGTACTTGAAGCGAGAACAGATCTCGCAATATTTTGACCAGCGTCTGCCATAATAGCGCCGCTTTGAGAACCAGTCTCAGTAGGTGAGAAAGAAGCCGTTGGGGCTCCTAATGCAAATTCAGGAGATATGCCAGCCGCTTTTGCGTCGGCAACTTTCCATTGAATACCTTGCTTCGCAAATTTTTCCTGCATTTCTGCATTTTTTTTTGCTGCTGCTTCTGCTGATTTATCGGACATCTGACTTCCGATATAAGAAGCTCCGGCGCCGATGAGAGCGCCTCCAATAATAGGATCCATTATTTACACCTAACTTTTGATTTCCACGTAAACGTGGGTTTTTTTTGGCCGGATTTTCCGGCCTGGTTTTTTGCGAAAAGAACTTCTTTTCTTTGAGAACGGTCTAGACAGACCTTTAATTCTCGGGCTTGTTGCGAAGATACATCGCTAAAGCCACGAGGCGCCGACTTTGTCGGCTTATTTGCCGTTAGAGTACTAACGCCAAAGGTTTTTGGGAAATTAGCCCGTTGGGGCTTATTTATATTTTTAGCTAACTGACGTTTTTGATGCCGATAAACGTTTCGTTGAAAGTCTAATTCGGCATCAGACCATATCGAGCGCACCGTTGGCGGCTGATATGGCCTTATGGTCGAGCTTGTTGAAGTAAAATTGGGCAACCTACGGTTAGAAGATTTCCGACTTCGCCGACTTTTAC